GGTTACATAAATATCAACCGTATTGGTGCCTGGGAAGACACCTGAAAGAGTTGGAGTAATGCTCATCAACCCAGGGTTGGTGAGAGTACACTTAACTAACACAGTGCTCTGACATGAAGTCGTTGAAACGACTGTTGCAGGTGCAAAAGCGTTAGAAAGTGAATCATTTGCAAAGAATGATTGCAAAGAGCCTCCAGAAGCTACGAGTGCAGGAGCATTTACAGCTGCTGCGGTACTACCAATCCAAAACACGGTTACCAAGTAAAGGTTACCAGGATTAGCATTCCAAGAAATGCTAGTGGCTGTAACATTCAGCGTTAAAGATCCCACATTGAACAAGCTAAGTGTTCCAAGTGGGTTGGCTGATGCTGCTACTGCTCTACCAGTATGACCTGATTGCACATCCCCTCCAGGAGTAGTTGGAAGGATTGGTTTAAAGAATTCGACACAATAGGATACCCAAAGCTCACCAATAGAGCTTGTAATAGCATTATTTTGAGTAGCAATCTGAAAATTACCATGATCATATAAACGTAAGTCCTGTCCAGTAGGAACAGAACCAGTTCTAACAAATCTTTGAGGCAATATAGTTAGCGGAGTGGCACACTCAACGCCATGAACTAAGCCTAATGTAGGTTTAACAGATACTGCATATTCGGAGTTTTCCATTTGTTGTTTCGATGTATACAAAGCTGCATCAGCATTATAATTGGTCGCCATAATGACGACACCAGGCTGACCGCCTGTGACAAAGTCGGTGATTAAAGGACGGAATTCAAATATTAATCCATGGATCCTGTACTCTTGATAATTTTGAGCAATAGTGCTCAACCACGGAAAAGTGTTATCAATTCCAGGATTCAATGGGTACGAGGCTAGATTAAAACTAGATGTACCATTAAGGTCACCTAAATACTCTATGACACACAATGTTAGTTTGACCATTGGTACTAAACTTGGGAACCTGATTAGAGTTCACCATAACATTGTATGAAGGAGTGGGACCAGACATAGTATAATCACCCGAGCCAAATATTTGACCTATTCCAGATCCAAGCCACTTACCGATTCCTTGCCCTAATTTGGGATGACCAAACATTTGACCTACTGCTTTACCAGCAATAGACCCGGCTCTAGAAAAGGGTTTAGGCTT